GATGAACGTGAAGGCTCGGCATGGATGTTACCAAAGATCTTTCGTACAGCGGCGAGTCTTGTAGGCTTTGAGAAGACTGCGAGTAACTGCCAATGGTTGTAATCGGTCTCATTTCCTTGTTCTAGTTGGCCACGGATGTAAGCGACAGATGGTGGGAGGTAGGGGATGAATTGATGTTGTGGAATAGTAAGCAACCAGTAACGGGCTTGATCAATTGTCATTAACGAAACGTAAGAACGAGTCGGTACAGGTCATTGTGTGTGAAACAGCGCTTTTAAAGCCTCACCTCCACACCCCCACAGGCTGAGGCGGAGGCGGAGTCTCCGCCCCACACCCCGCATTCCCACTGCGGCAACCCCTTATTTCTCATACCCCTGAATCAGGGGTAAGCCCCGCAGGGACGATCCAGCCACGGGGTCATTATATACAGGTGGTACGAGGGTTTACCCTCGGTGGCGCGGCCTTGGCCGCAAGACAACCCGAGCAACGAGGGTTGCGTCTCAACCCTACCCTAATGACAGACGGTTCGCCGAAGTATTACTTACTATATCGGCGAACCACGTCCCAAAAAAAATATAAATTTCGGAAAAATTGAAAATTAACCGAAAGTCGATCTTTATTCTTTAATGAAACGAAGAGCTTCATATATTGCTTCGAATAACCCTCGTAGGCCTCGTAACATGCCTCTTGGTGGCATTGTTTATGGTGCGGAACAACTTGCCCGCACAATTCGTCAAGCGTATAAATATAGTGCTGGCACTCGGACTACCACTCGTCGTAGAAAGCAGAATAATAGTGTTGCCACTGCTCAAAGGGATGTTAAAGTTCAGTATGTCGCAAGACGACAAAGCCGGCGTAGCCGGCGCCGTCAAGCCAAAAAATATCGGTCTTGGGTTAGTCAACAATTGAAACAATTAGCGACGAAGACAGTTCATTTGAATGATGCAATCACCGCACAGATGTCACTCCCTAATGTTAATAGTCAAGTTTATGCTATTTGTCATTTATATGGCAATAATGGTAGTTCCCCTGCAATTAATGAATGTGGTGCTAGAGATGTTAAACAGATTAAAGCCAATGATCCTGCTATTGCTGCCAATTCTGCCAAAATATACTTCGACACTGCTTGTATGGACATTACTATGTCTAACATATCTCTTCCTGCAGAAGGCGAGCCACGGGCCTCTCAAATAGAAGTCGATGTGTATGATATTGTTTATCGTGACGATGCCAATTTTAGTAACTTTGTATTGATGTTGACGGAAGGTGAAAATCGTACATCGACTATTGGATCCGGTAGTGCATTGCAGTTAGTTAACCGCGGAGCTACTTTGTTTGAATTTCCTGAAGTGATGAAATTTGCTAAAATCAAAATATTGAAGAAGACTAAAATTATTTTGCCTGTGAATCAGGATGCGACATTTCGTATAAATGATCGTCGTAATCGTACATATGGTACGAATGAAATTGGAGTTGATGGTGATAAACAAGGATATGTTATTCGAGGTGCAACTCGGTCTTTATTGTTTGTTGCAAAAGCAACTGTTGGTGATGCCCAGGAACTTAGTGGTGATATGAAACTTCGTATTGGTTGTACTCGTACTTATAAGTACAAGCATTTAACACAACAAGTAACTCAAGAAGCCCTTATTTCAGGTTAGGTTAGGAGAAAGGTTTAGTTTATTAATTAAAATGAGTCACTCGTAATCTTCGTCTTAATGCTGCTTTTGTTTCTTCGTCACACTCTCGAAACCAATCATCAGGACTTAAATTACTTGTAATCCAAATTTTTTCAGCTTGTAACGTCACCATACTTCCTTTTACTTCAACGTTTACTGGATAACGGTCGAACCAACGTAACAAATGTCCTATGTCGATCGCTCCACGAAATTCATCCATAACAACGTTCTTCTGACCTCTATATCCGTCCCAGAATTTGGTCCTTGGATCTTTAGGATATGCGTCCATTCCTGCTTCGTCCCATGCACGTCTAGATTTCCCTGTTCCAGTCCTACCCCAATACACGACAACCTCTCGTTCCATTGCACAAGGCGTAAGATTATCGGTAGCAATACGTTTGAGCTGGTTGTAACAGCGTACGTACACATCTGCCGGTATATCGTCCAACCGCCCACATTTTGCACTATTGCGGATGGATTCCCAATCAGTTGCAGAGTTGCGCTTGAGAGCAAGTTTTCCCAATTCGAACTGAGTTCCCTCAATTCGCGTATCTTGCTTCCAGACATAATCGGTAGCGGCTGATGAACGTGAAGGCTCGGCATGGATGTTACCAAAGATCTTTCGTACAGCGGCGAGTCTTGTAGGCTTGGAGAAGACTGCGAGTAACTGCCAATGGATGTAATCGGTCTCATTTCCTTGTTCTAGTTGGCCACGGATGTAAGCGACAGATGGTGGGAGGTATGGGATGAATTGATGTTGTGGAATAGTAAGCAACCAATAACGTGCTTGATCAATTGTCATATACGAAACGAAGGAACGAGTCGGTACAGGTCAGTTGCGTGTGAAACAGCGCTTTTAAAGCCTCACCTCCACACCCCCACAGGCTGAGGCGGAGGCGGAGTCTCCGCCCACACACCCCGCATTCCCACTGCGGCAACCCCTTATTTCTCATACCCCTGATTCAGGGGTAAGCCCCGCAGGGACGATCCAGCCACTTGGTCATTATCTACAGGTGGTACGAGGGTTTACCCTCGCTGGCGCGGCCTTGGCCGCAAGACAACCCGAGCAACGAGGGTTGTGCCTTAACCTTACTCTATGGTACAAACGGTTCGCCGAAGTATTACTTACTATATCGGCGAACCACGTCCCAAAAAAAAATATAAATTTCGGAGAAATTGAAAATTAACCGAAAGTCAATCTTTATTTTTAATGAAACGGAAGAGAAGTCCTTTGTTTAGCGAACGTAGTCGTAGAATGTTTAACCGTGGATATGGATTAGGTGCTGCTGTGTTTACAGCAGGTCAATTGGCTTCTGTTGCTAGGAAAGCTTGGAGAGCAGGATCTCGTACGGCTACAACTACCAAACGAAAGTATAGTGGCGGTGGTGTAGCTACTGCGCAAAAGGATGTCAAAGTTCAATATGTTGCCAGACGACAGAATCGTGGTGTGCGACGGCGTCAAATTAAGAAATATCGAAGTTGGGTTGGACAACAACTTAAACAATTAGCGACGAAAACAGTTCATTTTAATGATGCTGTACAAGCCCAAATGTCATTGCCCGATGTTAATCAGCAAAACTATGCTATTTGTCACTTATATGCCAATAATGGTGGCAATACAATCGGAAGAGAATGTGGCGCTCGAGACATTAAGCAAATTCGTACCAATGATCCTGAAATTGCGGTTAATTCCGGTAAAGTTTATTTTGACACAGCTACTATGGATATCACTATGTCTAATACATCTGAACCTGAAGAAGGCGATCCGCGCTCAGCTCAAATTGAAGTTGATGTATATGATGTCGTTTATAGAGATGATTGTTCTTATACTTATTTTATTAATATGGTAAATGATGCTGAATTGAAGACTGATACAATCGGTACTGGTAGTTCATTATCACTTCAAAATCGTGGAGCTACATTATTTGAATTTCCAGAATTGATTAAATTTGCGAAGATGAAAATTTTAAAGAAGACTAAGATTATTTTACCACCCAATCAAGATGCAACATTTCGCATTACTGATCGTCGTAATCGGACTTATGATACCAATGAAATTGGTCTTGGCGGTGATAAACAAGGATTTGTTTTACGTGGCGCTACTCGGAGTTTAATATTTGTTGCTAAAGCAACTGTTGGCGATGCATCTGCTCTTGCTGGTACTATGACTTTACGTATTGGTTGTACTCGTACATATAAATATAAGAATTTAACAGCTCAAGTAACGAAAGATAGTTTGCTTCCAAGTTAGGTTAGGAAAAAGGTTTTTATTAATTAAAATGAGTCACTCGTAATCTTCGTCTTAAAGCTCTTTTTGTTTCTTCGTCACAATCAGGATACCAATCATCAGGACTTAAATTACTTGTAATCCAAACTTTTTCACATTTAAACTCAACCATGCTTCCTTTCACTTCAACGTTCACTGGATAACGGTCGAACCAACGTAATAAATGGCCTATGTCTATCGCTCCACGAAACTCATCCATAACAACGTTCTTCTGACCTCTGTATCCGTCCCAGAATTTGGTCCTTGGATCTTTAGGATATGCGTCCATTCCTGCTTCGTCCCATGCACGTCTAGATTTCCCTGTTCCAGTCCTACCCCAATACACGACAACTTCTCGTTCCATTGCAGAAGGCGCAAGATTATCGGTAGCAATACGTTTGAGCTGGTTGTAACAGCGTACGTACACATCTGCCGGTATATCGTCCAAGTTCCCACTTTTTGCACTATTGCGGATGGATTCCCAATCAGTTGCAGAG